GTTGAATTAGACTATTGCCCTCGTCAAGTCTTTGAAGACTTCCATGATAGACAGCAACGCTGGTCTGTAATCGTAGCGCATAGGCGATGCGGTAAAACTGTCCTCTGTATCAATGACCTAATCTATAGAGCCTTAACAGATGGCAAAGAAGGGGGTCGTTATGCCTATGTAGCCCCTTACTATGGACAATCAAAGACAATCGCATGGGATTACCTATTGCACTTCTCTAGACCTGTATTAGCTAGAGCCAATCAATCAGAGTTATGGGTAGAGCTAGTCAATGGGGCAAGAATCCGCTTATTCGGTGCTGATAATCCTGATGCGCTTAGGGGTTTATACTTAGATGGAGTAGTGCTAGACGAATACGCAGATATGAAACCCCTAAGAAATTGACAAAGCTACAGGAATTAGAGAGGGAAAACGCAATACTTACCCAGGCTTTATATATGCAATATGATGATTTTGACGAGATGCACAATCTATTAGCTTGCATTATTCACTCAATGGAAGGCGAAAAAGCTAGCCTTTATCAAACTAAATACGCTCTAAAGGCGCTAAGGTCTCTCATTATCTCTCAGCAGTCCCTAATGATGGATTGCGCAGGATTGGAGTATTAAATGAGGACAGTCTTCGGCAATCTCTTAATAAATACAGTCTTTACTTATAACAATGTCCAATGGATTAAAAATACCAAGCGGAGTGCCTTGAGAATGGGAACGGATAGAGCTTATTTTTTTGGATTAGATGAGAAAGTAATTAAATGAACTTCGACCTTAAAGCATGGAGGGATAGACTCGGCTTAACGCAAGAGAAAGCAGCCGAACTCTTGGGGGTTCATAGGGTTACTGTAGCTAGGTGGGAGTCTGGAGCTTGTGCCATGCCTAAGCTTATAGGGATGGCCTGTCTTAACTATGAGCTACTTGTAAATAAAAACTAGGGTCAAACTCACCTTAATCTGAAGAATTTTTCTAGATTCTAGGGTTAAGGTGCTGTTTATCTGAAGAAATTTCCAAAATTCAGGGTTATACCCAAGACAATCTGAAGAAATTATGCAATATCAGGGTCATGAATCTTGTTCATGGCATCCAACAGGGCCTTTTTACGAGCCATCCGCTTATTGATTAACGGATTAAGCAAATCACCCTTACCGCCTACCGCTAATTCTTGTGGCTTTGGCTTGTTTCTAGCTTTTTCTTGCTTCTCAAGGGTAGATTCATGCTCAGGTCTAAGCATGGCATCTTCTTTCTTGTAGGTTCTAGTCATGTGTTTCATCACATATCCTTCATTTTTTCGGTAATTACTTCTTTTCTTGTCTTGGCTGCTTGTTTAAAGTCTTTAGCAGTTGGCGCACCTTTTGACCCAGGTTTACGCATCTTTTCGCCTGAGCCTTTAGCTATTCTTTCACGCTTGGCATGAATGTTGGCATAAAGTCCTGGTTTCATTAGCAGCTCCACCTTGCTCTTGCAGCTTTACCTCGCTCACCTGTCCAGCCTTTAGACCTAGCGCAAAAGCTATCATGTCTTGGGCCACTTGACTGTGGAGCTTGTAAGTTAGCGTTGTTCTTTGCGTTATATGCTGCTCGACCTTTAGCAGTCATTCCAGCACCTTCCTCGGTTGGTAGGTAATTTCTACCTTTACCCTTGGTGGTCTTTGGAATGGGCTTATCGTGCTTTTCTACTGCTGCACGAATTTGGTCTTTACGACTCATTACTTAGCATCTCTTTTACCAAGAAAACGACCATAAGCCTCTTCTAACTTGGCTTTGCGTTTACCTTTAGCGTTGTCTCGCTCGACATTCAAAGCAACAGCTACAGCTTGCTTCTTTTTCATGCCCTCATCTTTGAGCTTTTTGATGTTTTTGCCTACGCTTTGTGCGCTTCCAGATTTGTCGAGTGGCATAGCTATTCCTTGATTAAAGTAAATACGCTCCAATAAGGGTATGACTCAAAGAAGTTAGCATCCACTTCTTCAGTTGGTCGATACTCTGAGCGCACGAAATCATTATAACGCTGAACATCAAATAGTAAATTGCCTTTTTTAACTAATTTTGCCCAGTATTCAATAGGTTGGATATTCACATGGGTTGGGTCTCCCATATACATTTCCTTGGTTTCGCCATCCCTGATTGCATCTAAGCAAAGGAACATTCTGCCCCTTGGCTTTAGAATTCTCTCAAACTCAGTAATAATGTCATCCATAAGGTCTTGGGGAATGTGTTCTAGCACCTGAGCAGAGTGAACCAAGTCTACAGAATTGTCCTCTAATGGGATTCTAGTAAGTGAACCACAGATAAGCTCGTCATTATCAAAGTGTTCTGTACCCAGCTCAATCATGTAAGCGGATAAGTCCATGCCTATAGTCTTATGGCCCAGCTTTTTAAAGCCATTCAATATAGAACCACAAGCACAGCCCCCATCGAACACTACAGAACCGCTTGGCAGCCCTTTTGAGACCATTTTTGCGTATTCTTCCTGCCAATACCCATGACCTAAATAGTCAAGGTTGGCATCTTTATGCTCTGAGTAATATTGCTCATCATACTCAAGGGCAGATAAGCCTACTAATTGCATTATTTTAAGAAGCGTAGTTTGTAAACAGTTGAATCTACTAGGTCAGCGATAGCATCGACTAGATTGCATAGCTGCTCATCTTCTGGAAGGTCTTTACGAGCTTCTTTGATGAACTTTTGGAGGCTCTGCATATACTTTACAGGCTCTTTTGGCTGGTGATATACGCTTGGGAATGTCTTGAGTTGCTCATAAGCACCCATATAGGCTTCTACATAAGCATCTGTAAGGTCTACGATGCCATCATAGTATGAGCGTAAAGCTTTGTGCTGTGCGTAGGAATTGGTAGACCAATGAAAAAAATGAGTGTTAGTTGCTGAGTGCAACAAGGTAGCAGCGAACAGAGCAACATTATCATTCATGGTATTTCCTTAAAAAGATGCCCTATTTCTAGGGCAAAAGTACCTCACGCCTCTTTATTATCTTCCAAAACATCAATGTATACAAGGCATCCGCCGCCTTTTTTAATCTCGCCTCTGTGTACGATTAAGACATCAATTTGCTCATCGTTATCAAATACTCCAGCATCGGCTAAAGCATCCCAGAGGGCCTTAATTCGGTTGTCAATGTCTTGTTTTCTTCGGTCTTTAGGGTACAAAGTCACTTGGAACTCTAGCCTAGCAGTTCCTAGCTTTGGTACTTGATACTCAGCTACATAGTCTGAAACAGCCTCTTTAAAAGCTACTCCAGCCTTAGAGACATACCGCCTATGACCATGAGTTCCCCAATAATGGTTTATGGATGGGGGTAAAGGAAGGTTAAGAACCAACATTTAATAGCCTAAGTGTCTCTGTGAGTAGTGCTTCTTCAGTAATGCCATATTCCCTTTCAAATCGCTTTCTTCCCATTCCATGAATACTGGTATTTGAGCCTCTATGGTGGTAGGGACAGAGACCGATAACAGGGGCAGCACTTCTCTTACCAGCTCGTCTAATGTGATGCAATTCGCAGGGAGTTCCCTCATTGCCTTGATGCCGACATAATGAGCATCCCAGTTCAGCAACTTTTCTGTAGTGTTCTTTTTCATCTTTAGTCATAGTTTGACATAGTTAAATAACAACTTGGGAACATCATAATAAGCTTCATGCTTAGTATCGTCTTTCATTTCTACAGTTTTGTATTTAAAAACTTTGTCCCCAGTTACCCAATAGGCATGACTTAAATCCTGAGTTAATGCAAAAAACACAGATTTAGGCAGCTCTAGCATTTCTTTTTTACGGACAGGCACATGGATTGTATTAAAAGGGCATGGATTCCAGCTACGGACTTCAACTTCTATATATCCGACCTGTTTGCCATCCCTATAAACAATTAAGTCTATGCCATATCTGTCAGGATTGTCTTTAGCCTGTAGCCCCCATGTCTTTTCAACCCAATCAATTACTGCTTTTCTTGCTGGTGGGTCGTACTTGTCATGGAGGGCTTGGTCAAACTTCTTAATCTGCATCAGCTACATCTTGCAATTTAAGGGCCATTTCTACTATGTCTACAGAGATTTGGTAAGCCAATGCCCATTGGTGCTTGAGCATGGCAGCTTCGTAATCCCTAGATAATTTGCGTAAAGTGATTAGTGGTAATGAGTAATCGTTCATTGTAGGACTCTTGGGCTAGGTGGTGAAGGTGGGGATGGTGGGACTGTGTAGCTAGAAGTTCCAATAGCACCACCATAAGTGGTTGTAATCTGAGTGGGGTATACAGTTACGCTTTGGGTTACATAGCCAGCGTTATTAACGACTTGGGCTTGATTACCTTGGACTTGGATAGTTCCCTGTGAATACCCTGCTGAGTTTTGTATTACATAGGTCTGAGCTTCTGCTGTAGATACCCAAAGTCCTACTGCTATTCCTGCTGCAAAAATAATAATTTCTTTCATCACTTGCTCCTAAAAAGGGCCGAAGCCCTGTTAAATTAAACTCCGCATCCACAAATCATTTTGCCGTTATAGCCTGAAACGCAGCGATAAGGTGCGTATGCAGGACATGAAGCTACGGCTTGACCAACTGCCAAAAGTAATACGATAGTTGCTAGTGCTTTTTTCATAATGCTCTCCTTAGAATGGTACATCGTCTTTAAAATCTTTAGATACTTGTTGAGTAGGAATAGCTTTGTCTTCAGGTGGATTCAAGTAAGCCAATAAACCACCATCTTTTAAGGCAAACAATGGCAAAGTCTCAAGTTTGAGCATAAGACCATGTTTGGTTTCCATTACTACACCAATAGATTGA